TAATTTTAGTGTGGCGTCCTCGTTAAACGCCTTTTTCATATCCTCCGGCTCCAGCCCGGTTTCCTCGTAGGCGGCGAGGCGTTCAACCCAGTCTCCACTGTATTCTGTATCGCCAATTTTAAGCCGCCATTTTCCACCGTCAAAGTATGTATATCTCTCCATGTCAATCCTCCCGTATGTCTCCGGCCCATTGCTCTGCCATAGCACGGGCTATTCCAGGGAATGTCTTTGCCCGGTTTTTTGCTCTGTCTTCGCTCGGCGGCATTTTCCATATCCTCTGCTCTCTCCCATCAACGATGTTTGTTGGGACAAGCAATGGAATCCCTTTAAGCCACAAGCACGTCTTTTTTGTTTCCCCGTGCCCAAACTGCCACGGCTGGATAATCTGATCCGGCTTTCTCCACACGCTTGACATAATCCCAACTGGATTTTCTATCGCTATTTTTGGGCAATCTGCGTTTGCAAACCGCATAAAAAAATCAATCGCCGCTTGCTGCCGTCCGTCTTTGCGCTTTTGCTCAAAATACCTTGCACCACTCACAGCCAAATGGGTACAAGGAGGAAACGCAAGAATCATATCCCATTTCATTTTCAAAAGTTCCAGGGCGTCCACCTGCAAATGCCACTCAGGGTGCCCGCCGCTGCATGGTTCAATGTCGCAACTGTATGCCTCATGTCCTAGCCTGCGCATTTCGATTGTTACCGCCTGCGATTCTTCGCAGGCTACTAAAATTTTCATTGTGAACCCTCCCGGCGCTGGCCTCTGCTGCAAAAATCAATAAGGTTGATATTACGGTTTGTCATCTTACAGTAACACCAGCTTTCGGCTTCGTTTTCTCCAATACACACAAACTTACATTCATTGCAGTAGCACACACCAGCAGCGTGCACCGGGTCAACGGAAGGCAGTTTATTTGCCTGCGCAATCGCACTATCGTATCCAGCACATTTATCTGGAATGTTACCATTCAAGCGACGTTTGAATTTCAGGCGCTCAATCAGCGTATCAGCGTCAATCAGCCTTGTCATTATCAGCCCTCCGGTTCCATGCTTCTTGTGCTTCGAGGTACTCAGAATCATTTTTTTTGTGATATTTTGCGCTGTATAACACCCTATTTGAACGAGCATCACAGTTTGTGCAGCGCACATATACAGCATCGCACCAATGGCCTTTAGTTTTTACTTGTTTCCTTGCAAATTCAGCTTTTCCCCCGCAGAAAGGGCACGGTTTCAAATCAGTCATTGTCATTCCCTCCGTCCATCTTGGCGCCGCAGTTGGGGCAGTAATTATCAACAATTCTCACATGGCGGCAATGAGAGCAAGTACCCACCTCATGCCCGTTTTCTTCATGGAGTTCTATCCACTCACCACGCGCCACCGGTGCGGCGTCAACGGCCGGGGCGTCCTCTATGTCTCCGACATCTACCACTTGCACATATCCGCACTGTGTATCTGCTTCCCATGCTTTTTCCAGCAGCGCCTTTCGGCTTATCAAATCGTCCATTACGGTTCCTCTCATTTAAAAATCACAATCATACTTGGGAACGGTGCACTATTTGTGCTTCCGCCAAACTTTAATCTCCCGCGAATAAATCTGATTTCGGCATATCCATATATGTATGTGTGAAATGCCTTCGTGTCCGTACGCGCTGGAAGCAGCATAACGCAAGTCGTATCCGTTTTTTGTGATTCCTCAAAACATTTTTTAATCCACGCCTCTTGTCCCGGTGCACCTTTTTTCCCTCGAGAGTATGGCGGGTTACAGAAAACCGTTTCCCCCTTCCAGTCCTGCTCAAGCCCGTTTTCTGCTTTTGTATAATACTTGCGGCACTTTGCGTTTTCAGCTGTGCAACACGGGTCAAGCGTAAAATGAAACTCGTCATCAAGCTGGTTAAACAGCCATTGAGGTGTCTCCCAATCGTCTTTTCCTGTGCTAAAATGCACTTTATCCATTTCTCTACCACCTACTAATTTTCACATCGGCTCTACGCCCATCTTTTCATAGCTCATCCTCGATATCGGCTACGTCTACACCAGCTTCACGTAAATCTCTCAGCATCGCAAAATCCGCGCAGTTGTCAGCCCGAAGCTCACCGTATTTTTCGCATACCTGCGGCATCTCGGATTGGATTCGCTCGAT